CCTTTCGTGGACGGTGGAGCGGTCACATACTCGGGCGACAACGAGGCGTTTATGTATGCTGGCGAGAAGAACCTCAATTTCGACTACGGCGACACCATCGAGCTGCACGACGGGCAGGGTGGATGGGCGCACAACGTCCAGGACAAGAGCGAGCCGACCCTTGAGGTTCCCACAGCCGCGCAGGTGAAGCTCATACAGCCGATATGGAACTTCCTCTACCTCTGCAATACTGGCATAAAGCCGTGGAACGACACCCTCGCCGCCCTCAACGAGGCGGCTCTCGACGCAGACTTCGACTATCAGTCCGCCTACTGGATGAACGGAGCGGGTGACGGCTACAGCCGTTTCGACCTCTACCGCTGCCACTACACCAAGGTTGGTACCACCACGAGCCGCGAGTTTGTTCCTGCAGGCATCCGGTTGGTGCAGGGCGTGAAGACGTTCAGCAACTTCAACACCCTCTATGCCACCGTCGGCAGCGACACGACACGTCCGCAGTCCTTCGGGGAGACGGATATGTGGTACGACACCGACACCAACGGCAACCGCACCCTCGTCCTCAACCTCAAGAGCGAGCTGGAGGCGTTCCTCGGCATCACCATCACCACAAGCGGCGTGTCCGCCGACGCTATCAACACGGCATTCCGCACGCAGATTGCCAACCTCTTCGCCTCTTTCGTCAACAGCAATATCTACCTCCACAAGCAGAGCCACCTCTTCCACCACGAAATTATGAAGATGTGGGCTGGAACGGATAACCGCTCCAAGAACACCTACTACCGCCTCAACCCACGCGCCAACGCCGTGACGGTGAACGACGAGACCACCTATCGCCCGAATATCGAGATGAACGACGACGACCTCGACACTATCTTCAAGACCAACAACGCAGGCATCCAGTCCAAGCCCTACTACATTCTGGAGCAGGACACCGACGGCGAGGGTCGCACCTACTGGGACGGACAGGCGAATATCCTCAACAACACCCTCGAAGCCGCGTATGGACGCGCCCTTGGTCTGAACGGAGACCGAAACAACGAGCTGCAGGGTATGATGAACACCATCCTCACCCGAATGGCGGCTCTCGTCCAGAGCGGCGACACGATGCCCGACGGCACGGCGATAGCAAGCACGCCGCTCGGCTGTATGGATAAGTATTTCTTCAAGATTCAGAGGTATTTCCCTGCCGTCGCCTATAACGAGACGGCGCGCATCCGCTACGAGGTTCCTGCCACGTTCTATATGACGGAGCAGCCTGCGCAGGCTCCCCTCACGCAGTCGCTCGGCGACCAGTACGACAGCGAGCGCGAGTATGTCAAGCGTCGTTTGATAATGCTTTCTGGCTACGCTGGCTACGAAATGGATATGCTCTCGTTCCGTGGCTACCTCGGTCAGTATGTCACCACCCTCAAACCCCACTACTGGCTCTATCCTATGTCGAAACTCGGCAACCCCTCGGACACTCCAGTCAAGAGCAACACCCGTGTCGCTGCCGGAGAGTCCTACTCCCTCGCTATGGGTACGGCTGTCAGCGGCAACACCATCTTCCTGCACTTCATCAACGAACTGTCCGAAATCGGCAACATCGGCACCTGGGGCAACGGGCAGAAGGACGGAGACGCATCGACGGAAATCTCCTTCACTTCTGAACGCTTGAAGAAATTCGAGTGCTATGGCGAGAACGCTGCGGCTGTGACGTTCCCCCTCGGTGTGGCCGACATCAGCGGCTCCACGAATATCGAGCGCATCGACTGCCACAACTGCTCGACGCTGACATCGTTCCGCAACGGCATCACGTCGCTTATGCGTCTGAAATACCTCGACCTGCGCGGCACGGGTGTCACAGCCCTCGCCCTGCCGCAGACCACGGCACTGCAGACCGTGCAGCTGCCCGCAGGCTTCACCTCCATCAATATCACACGCTGCCCCAATCTTGAGATACTGACATTGCAGGGCTATTCGTCCTTGACCTCCGTGGTGATCCTGTCGGCCGGACAGCTCGACACGCAGTCGTTTGTCAACAACTGCCTCATCGGTAATGCACCCCTCGCCACCCTCACGCTCCGCAATATCAACTGGACGAACTGCACCACGGCAATGTTGGAGTACATCGTTGGCATCCCCAATGTGTCGCTGACTGGAACCATCACTATGGCGGCGACCTCAAGCGGTCAGATAGGCTTCGCCCTGAAGAAGAAACTCATCGACCTCTTCGGCAACGTGGACAGCGAGAGCAACCCCCTCCGCATATCCTACAACCCCGTTGTCCTCGGCGGTATCACGGTCAGCGGCGACGGTTACTTCTCCGAGGTGGGTGAGACCAAATACTATGACATCATCCCGACCACAGGCGTGGCACAGAACACCATCACTGGCTACACGTGGAGCATCGACACTGCTCACGCTGATTGGGCTACTGTTGACAGCAAGGGCAACCTCACCTGCCTGCAGATGGGTGTCGAAGCATCCGGCACAGGCCCCGAAGGAACGCTCACCGTTGTCGTCACGGCTCTCGATGCTGGCGGCAACACCGTGACACGTACCGCCACGATGACGATACGCTTCTATACCCGTTCCGCACGTGTGGGCGACTACGTCTACCACGACGGAACATACGACGACCGACTGAACCGCTCGAAGGACGTGGTGGGCATCTGCTTCTACATCAACCCCGACGACCCGACCGACCGCCGTATGGTGGCACTACAGAACACGGGCTCGTATCAATGGGGTCTGTACCCGACTGGAACGAGCGGAACGGCCAACGGCTTCCCCGACAGCACCAGGTACGACAAAACGCCCGAAAGTGCGGAGCCGACCCTTGCCTCGCCTTTCGACATCCCGTCCGACCTGCTGCCGAACATCACCACCACGGGAGCGACGAACCAAGAGACTGGCGCGTCTTCGAGCTATGTGCGTTATAACACGATGATAGACCCGCAGACTGGCGACTTTGCGGAGTACAGCAACAGTACGGCTGTCGGCCGTATGGCTCTTGTGGCGATAGGCAGCGAGCTGAAAAACGCCTTCTTCATCGACGACGACAGCGTCACGGCGGAGACGATGATACCTCGCGGAATGAGGGACACTCTCGGCATCATCCTGCACCGCACTCGCGTCCTCACGGGTACGACGTGGACGGGCGACGACTCGCAGGAGACCAACGGCAGCTACTTCGCTCCCAACGACCAGGCTGTTGACAACCTCTCCACCAAAATCCTCGCCATCCGTCAGTATGCCACCAACAATCCCAACCTCAGCGGCGGATATACTGACCGCTTCAGCCAGTACCTCTATCCTGCGGCGAGTGCCGCCTTCGCCTACCAGCCCTCCGTCTCGCAAGGCCATACCCTTGACGAAAAGTTCAAGGCGCACAAATGGTACCTGCCCAGCTGCGGCGAGCTTTGCCGTCTTGCTTATTGGCACCTCGTTGGCCGTGCAGACTCGTCCTACCATCAAAGTGGCGTGGACGATATTTTCCTCAATGCCGTTAATGCACTGATTTTCACACGCTTTTCGGCTTCGAACTACTGGAGTTCCACCGAGTACACCTCGACCAACGCTTGGTACGTGTATTTCAGTGATGGGGGCATCAACCTCAGCTACGGCAAGTGCAACTCCTTGGCAGTCCGTCCGTGTGCCGCATTTTAATTAAATTTTAACAATTTTTAAGGGGCGTTTTTTCCGACCGCACTCCACTCTGAAAACGATATGATTACAGAAATGGTTAGAGTAAGGGTAGCAGCGAATGACGACGGGACGTTCTCCATTGAGCGTCTTGTGCGAAATGAATGGTTGCCCGTGAACGATGAGGACGGCAATCCCGTCAGAACCTACAACCGTGATGAGGCTGTCTCCCTCCTCGGAAAATACAGCAGTTAAAACAGAAAGGAAAAATCTTGTGAAAGCAGACCAGTCGTCGATATACCGCCAGTTGGAACTACTGCATCTTTGGTGCCTCGAACCCTTCGAGAACGCGCCGACCCAGCCGATGGTGCAAGCCGACATCCGCATCATTGCGGAGAATGTCGTGCAGGCTCAGTCGGCTGTTGCGATGGCTCTCAATACTGCAGACATCAAACAAAGGTTTGACCTCCTCGACGTTGTTGTGGTGAGTTTGACGAACATCAAGAGCATCACCAAGGTGCTCACCGAGTACGCACCCAGTTCTGTGCGGAAAAAGAAGATGCTCACGGAAAACGAGCCAGGTTCTGGACGGGGAAGTCACGTTATCTCGAAAAGCGCGCGGGTACGTTTGCTCGACATTATGTCCACGGTCGGAAATGAGCTTGGACGTTGGCGCAACAAGACCGCCGCACAGATAAAAGGGAACGCCGCAACTCTTCCTGATTGATTACGGTTATGACGGGAGTTTCTTTTTTTGCATTAAATGGGCGGATGACTAACGCAGCCCTCGAGAAGGGTCGGTTAGTTAAGAACAAGATACAATCCGCATATACGGCTTCGAACTACTGGAGTTCCACCGAGAACAACTCGAACAACGCTTGGAACGTGAATTTCAGTGATGGGAACATCAACAACAACAACAAGTACAACTCCTTAACAGTCCGTCCGTGTGCCGCACTTGATGAGAAAAGAAAAGAGGCTTGGGTTGATGCCTTCGACGACTGCTGCCGTCACAAGAAAAGCAGCGACAGCTGCATAAGATACAGAATTAACTACGAGGAGGACTTGTTCCGCCTTGCCGCCGAGGTGGAGAGTGGGGTTTATAAGCCGTCCACGTCGATATGTTTCTGCGTGACACGCCCGAAGCTCCGCGAGGTGTTCGCCGCCAACTTCCGCGACCGCATCGTCCACCACTGGCTGATGATGAAGCTCAACCCTCTTTTTGAGGCGCGGTTCGTGGAGCAGGGCAATGTGAGCTTCAACTGCCGGAAGGGCTTCGGCACCCAGGCGGCGGTAAAGGCTGTGCGCTGGGACATCTTCACTGTCAGCAAGAGATACACCGCAGACGCTTATGTCGGGCGTTTCGACCTTGTGGGCTTCTTTATGAGCATACATAAGGGCATCTTAATCGACGCTCTCCGCGAGTTCGTCTATGACAAGTACAAGGGCGAGGATGTGGACTTGGTGTTCTCCACTCTCGTCAAGGTGATACGGCACAATCCGGCAAAAGACTGCGAGATACACGGCGACCCCACGCTCTTCGACCAGCTGCCAGCAAACAAGAGCCTCTTCCACGCCGAAGAGGACAGAGGTCTGCCCATCGGCAACCTCACCTCGCAGATACTGGCGAACTTCTATCTCTCGTTGTTCGACGAGGCAATGTCGAAGTGGTGCAGGGAGAGAGGGGGCAGGTACGAGCGGTTCGTGGATGATTTCGTCGTTGTGATGCCGAGGATGAAGGACGTGTACGCCGCCTTCCTGTTCTCGCGGTCGTTCCTGTGGGAACATCTCTCCGTGATGCTCCACGACGACAAGAAATATATGCAGCACCACACAAAGGGCATCGCCTTTGTCGGCTATGTCATCAAGATGGATAGGGTGTACCTCTCCAACCGCACCTATGGCAACTTCACCAACCGCCTGCACAAGATAGACACCTTGTGCAGGCACATCGAGGATGGAGAGATGAATATGAGCGCGCTGGCCGCCGTGAACCAGTCGCTGATGTCGCTCAATTCATACGTCGGCTTTACCTGCCACACCAACGGCTACGCCAAGAGGATGGCGACACTTTTGAAATTCCGCAGGATGTACCGCTTCGCCTACCTAAAGACGAATAGGCACGTCGTAAAAATCAAGTATAATTATAACATAGGAGAAATTCGTTATGCAAAAGACAGAATGGAGAGGACAAGAATGTCCTCCGCTCTACACAGAACGCCTCAACGGAGGCCAGAGGCAAATCACCGTCTATATAGACGTTCACGAGGAACAGCCGCAAGAGGAATCGGGAGACGAAGCGCAGCCCCAGTGGGTGGCGACAGCCGTGACGCTGCCCGTCGGAATCTGCGACCGTGACGCGATTACTTCCGCAATCATCAATGCGAAGTACACGCCCGATGAGATGCAGGCGATACAGAACAATTTCCTTCGGAGAGACGATGCGAAAGCCGAGAAGCACCAGGCTGAATTTTGGGCGATGCAGGACTTTCGGGACTATGCCAAAGCGACAGCGGTGCGCATAGAAGAGGAGCTGACCGAGGCTGAAACACAGCCGTCCGAAGCTGTTTGATGCGTTTATTTTGATTATTACAATAATCAAACAATATAAGACGCAAAACACCGTGAAAGCAGGAAAAAGTGTGTACTTTTGCACTCTGAAAACTTGTTTTTCACGTGAAATAACTGAAGTTTAACCCCCAAAAAGAAAGGAGCAATTATGCCTACCAATCGCAACCGTAGCACCCGCGCCTTCACCGCCTACAGAG